AGCCGCGTCTCCCGCGCTGGCCCAGCCCGCCACGAAGATGCGGCAGGCCGCGCCGGTAGCTGTCAGGCACACGGCCGACAGGCCGATCCGCTCGAGCGTTGTGTCCTTGATGCCGCGCGCGAAGACCGCCAGAGCCGCGCCGCCGGCCACCACCAGCCAGCAGACGAAGGCGAGGACCGCCCACAGCGTGAGAATGATGGTGCTGTCCATGTTCATGCCCCTCTGCCGCGCACGCGGTCGATCACGGCTTGCCACAACGCGCCGACGGGCGCCGCCTGCACCGCCTCCCAGGCGCGCGAGACGATGGCCATTCCAAACATGCCGGTCAGAAAGCCGGCCAGCCCTTCAGGAATGCCCAGCATGAGCGACAGGTACGGCGCGGCGTAATAGGCGACCAGCGAACCGCTGACCGCCATGCTGAGGCGCGCCGGCCAGGACCCCTGCAGGTATCGCATCGATACCGCGGCGCCAAGCACGCCGGCAAACTTTGCCGCGAAGGCGTCGAAGTCTTGGATGTTCAATCGCGTCCCCTATAGACGTAAAAAAACCCGCCGGAGCGGGTTTGATGTGGCTGAATCTGCTACTTGGAGAGGTAGAACGTACCTCGCCATTTCTCGTCGTAGTCGACCATCGACGACTTCGCTTCTGGGTGCTGCTCGAAGAAAGAAGCCCAGTCGAACTCATCATAGGTGTAGCCAAAGTGTGCGGCCATGAATTCAATAGCCGAGCGAGAAGGCCTGCCGACCAGCGTTCGCCCATTTCTGGTCATCGAATCTGACCAAGCCATCTGTTGGTCCTCCACGGGGTCCAGCAGAAGCTGGATATCGTGAGGGTTCTTGTAAACCAAACGAGGATCCTCAGACGTGACCCTCGGGCGCTCATCGACCGCCGGCGTAACCTCGGTGTCAATGACCACAAATTGAGCGCCAGTGCGCTCTATCAAGTCGAGTAGTTCCGCATGCCGGATCGTGTGGTAGTAAAAACCCAGACAGAACACCACGTCGAACTTTTGGCCCTCCAACCTGCGGAATACATCTCCCTGCTGCAGATCGTACCGGCTTGGAGCAATCCCATAGTGATGGAAAGTTTCCTTCGCGTTTGCGATCAACTCCGCTCGAGGTTCGATTCCCGTCACATGGGACGCTCCAGCCTGCAACGCAGCGAAGCTCCAACGCCCGTCATGGCTCGCTATATCGAGAACGCGCCGGCCCTCGATCCTGTCGGCGTTGCGCGCAACGATAGCCTCATGGCGACTATTCAGTCGATGAGGGAAAGGGCTTGTGTTACTTGTCTTGTAGAACTTCTCGTACTTGTCAAAAAAGCCCATGTCTGCTCCCGATAAGAAATCGAATTATCACCGATCTTATCGGTGCAGGTTAGTCTTCGGCCATGGTGCGCATCTAGCCCGCAATAGCGGGCTAGATTGATTGATTTCTTCGTAGACGATACAACCCTCGGGGTGTAGATCATGTAGCTCGGTCAGCTGAACAAACCCCAAATCGACCAAATTCCAAGGACATCTCGCCTAATCATCGCCAACAACCTGGGCGCTGGGCGCCAAGAATCTCTCGCCATCGAAGCGCCACCAAACGTCCGGCATCGGATTTTCATCGGACACGTTGATTAGCGTGGCGACGAATTGCGGGGTAAACCGAAGTTCAATCGGAATCTCAGACCCGTCGTCAAAGAACATCGGCTGGATGATCTCGACCACCATGCCATTTTCAATTCGC